ACAGCGTATCCGCTGCATCCTGCTGCATTTTGTTTAATTTGCCAAGGCATTTTATCCTCCTAGTTATTTGGTATATCTGGATTATTCATTTCAATAATTCCAAAGTCTTTTGACACTTTTTTTCCTTCTTCAGTTAATTCAAATACAACATTTAAATCTTCGTCATATGTTATATTAACTAAACCCATTTCATATAGCTGCATCATAGATTGATCTATGTGCTCTGCATGTGCTTCCCATAAATCTGGTGCAACTTCTTTAGCAAGCTCGGTAATGCCAAATATAAACTCTCCGTCTTCTGAAATGCCAGCAACTTCTACAGCACCAATTTGTATATAATAGTCTAGCATCTCACCGTCATCTGAATTTAAATCATCCATTATTGCCTCTCTTGTACACCAGGTAGGACTTGAACCTACGATAGCCGAATTATGAGTTCGGGGCCTTAACCAACTTGGCTACTGGTGCCAAGTGTTTATTGTAACGTACCGTCTTCATTTTTGTCAATAGTTGTTTCTACTATCTGTTGTACATAATCAGAAAAGTGTTTTCTTATATTGCCAGAAGGTCTGGAACCAAGAACTTTCCACAATCTTTTATATTCTATCACATTTGCAAACGTTGTCGGGCATAACAAAACTTCGTTATACTCTTTTAAAACAGTTGGCAGTGGCACATGCTTACCGCAACACTTACACTCTTTAGCTTTTTCTTGATATATGCTCATAGTAACGTCATTCTTTCTATATCGCTTGCTAGGCTGTCTGGCATCCTTGGTGGCCTAACCATATTTATAACAGTTTCTTCTTCTCTTTTTGGACCAAAATCCTGTTCGAAAGACATGGACTCATATGTATGAATGTTTACTTCTTCATTGTTTGTAAAACGTGTCTTGCTTATTGCATTAAATATAGATCCACATACAGCATCTGCTAAGTCTTTAGAGCCTTTTCTAGGGTGATCTACCCTATCTCTCATTATCTTTAGCTGTAGCAATTCATCAATAAGTAGAGGTATTGCTGGGCCTCTTAGTCTTTCTTCCGCTACAATCATTGCCATATCATCGTAATGTTTTTTTGCAACAGAAAGAATCTCTGTATTAACTCCGTATTGTTTTAACTGCTGCATCATGTCGTGAGAGTTCCATCGGTCAAATGTACATACCTTTATATTAAACCCTCTTGATCTAAGAGAAAGAATATAATCTTTTACCTCAGTAAAATCTACAGACTTGTCTTTTGTTGGCGTCCAATATCTTACTGCATCAACCTCAATGATCGGTGCTGGCTGGGAGTATGTATCTGTAACCTTTACATTAACCCATTTTTGCACATGAGACATTGCTACGGCACAATGGTCATGCTTTTGTGCAAGGTCGACGTGTAAGAAATAAACTTTATCTGGATCTGGAACGAACCACTCTTCAAGTCTTCCAAACTTATCTACAGCCTGTGCCCCAACATTAAATGCCTTTTCAACTTTCTCTCTTGATTTAAAAAATGCATCAATTGCTTCTGGTGGCATACATGCAAATCTAGATAGAGCGTCAGTTGGGTTTGTGTAAAATGCTGTCTTAAAGTCATCAATTGTTCTTACTGGATTAATTTCCCATGTTGGTCTTCTAAGTGCATATACTCTAGGAATCTTATATGAAATGATATGGTCTTCTTCCCATTGAATTTCAAACTCATTGCCATCTGTTCCATCTGGTAGTTCTTCATACATCTTAAACTTGTGCTCACGAATAATAGTTTCTTTTTCAGCCACCACCGCATCATATCTTTGCTGAATATAGTCGTTCTTATATCTTGGGAATGAAAGAAGAATAACTTTACCAAAGTCTGGAAAACGAGAATCAACAGAGGCCCTATACATATCATAGATAGCTGAACCAGTTTTTGCCTGCTCATGCCCAGTTGTATTTTCAATACTAAATCCTGAAATTTCGTCAAGGATTACAACGATTACGTTGTATCCTTCCCATGCCTCACGCTCTGAGTGTCCAGAGTGAACTGTAATTGCTTTATCAAATTGAACTTCTGAAGCTTTAGCATTATATCTTCCAACAAACCAAGGTGACTTATCGATTCTTGTTTTAAATCCTTTAAAAAAAACATTGTTTGCTTGCTGTGAGTTAATTGCAATGTTAATAATATCAATACTATCGCCAGGAGGCTTGCCGTAATATGTGGCTGGATCTTTTAGGCATAACAATAGATAAACTATATATGCTACGGCAATTGTTGAACAGTAATCTTTTCCAGAACCTTTGCCTAGCTGAGCAACAACTTCATTTGCTGTTTGCTTTGATCTGATTCTTCCCTCTTCTTCGCCAAAAAGTTTAATGAGGGTGGCCTCTTTATAAATTTGAGAGCTTTTTTCAATTAATGTATACTGAAATTCAGATAAAGGTGGCAGGCCCAAGTACTGTGGGCCATTCACAAATGTTCTTAAATCGACAGGCTTTTCGTCAAATTCTTCTCCGTCAAGTATGTCAATTAAATCTGAAAAATCAAACGACATCAGCATCCTCAATTACAACGGACTCAATAATTCCTGTAATTTGTGAAAGTCTTTTAGCTACATCCATTTTACATTTCGGGCACCCAGAAGTAACTTCTTTTAATATTCTTACTAGGATGTCCTGCTTGCGTTCAGTATCTGCAATTTGTCCTGCAAGCTCTGCGTTGTCTAGCAGACCTACTTGTTGCAACATTCCAATTCTTTTTGTTTCAATGTCTGAAATAAGTTTTAGTGCATTGGCCTTAACATTTAGTTGACCAGATTGATCTGCGTCCTCTACGGTCTTCCAGGCCTCTTTAATAAGCATTGCGTAGTGTTGGTCTGCTCCAGAGATTGCTTCTTTTGCACGTTCTCTTGAAGACGTATCGTTGTGTACAACAGACTTCCACTCTCCAATAAGCTCAACAACCTCTGCACGTTTAAATCCAGTAAGGCTTGCTATTGCTGTGGGATTGTTACCTTTAAGCAGTTCTTCAACTACTTTATTCATGCGATCATAATGATCTGCTAATTCAATTTCCATATAGTATTATTATACTTCTAGTCGACTGAAATAGCAAGTTTCTTAGCAATTTTAAGTAAGATTAAATAACCAATCATATCGTCAATATCATTATCTCCTGCAAAGCCTGATCCGTTTTTGATTCTATTAATTTTATCGTCAATTCTAATTTTGATCTGCTCTTGATTATCCGCCTGAGAAAATATTCTAATTGGGCTTAATGCTGAGTCTCCATATGAGATGTTTTTATTGATTAACATCTCAGCCATATCAAGACATTCTCTTATAATCTTATGACCAGATGGTGCGTCTGTTGCTATTAATTGTAAATCTGTAATCCAAGACTGATAGCTATCTTTGTTAGGATAATCTGTTCCCGCCATTATCTAGTTCCTCTCACCATTGGATCTTCAATCCATTGAACATAATTACCATCATTCCACTTTTGGCTTCCATAAATATGTTTTACAGATTCAAAGTGAAAGATTCTCCATTGTTCTTTACCGTAACAATGGAACTTGTATAGTTTAGCATTATAGGACATGTTTAACAAGTCCGAATCATCTATTAGATTTTTTACTTTAATGTCTAATGCTTTATTAATTCCATCTGTCCATATAGCTGGGCCAGTGTGCGTATGAACAAAATGCTCTGATCCGTACTCTGGATTCAGCAACCTTTGCTTAATTAGGTCTAGCACTGACTTTAATATTGGGTGTCCTGGAGATGCTGCAAAGGCCCACTGACAAAAATGATGATCTGTTTCAGGGCATACGATAAAGTCTTTATCATCTAGCATCCAAGTAGATACAGGAATTAAGCATTCTGTGTCTAAGTCTGCATATACTCCACCATATTTATAGACAATCATGTAGCGCCATAAATCTCCACGCATTACTCCAACTGGAAGCCCAACAAAAATATCGTGCCACTCTTTGCCGTATTCATTTAGCACAAACTCCGATGCCTGCTTATCATCCATATATCTATGCTCATACTCTGGATTTAAATTTTTCCATGTATTCATTGCCTCATGCATATATGGAGTAAGGCTATCGTACGGATCTTTATAGGTCTGCCAAATTATTTTAGGAATTGTCATTATTAAATTCCGCAATAAATGTTCCAGTCACCTCAAACTTCTTGTGTTCTGTGATATGGCTAAATTTTTCCAATACTTTTTCTACAGTCCAGTCTTCTTCTACGTGTACCTCATATGGGTTTCCGTTGATTGCATCTTGATGATAATGAATAATTGGGATTGATATCATTGCATACTTAGCTTCTTTAGATATTTTAGACCATAATTCAACTGCATCAGACTCTGACATATGCTCAAGTATGTCTCCAAGAATAACAAGGTCATATTTAAAGTTAGTCATTTCTCTTACATCAATAGCAAATAGATTGTCGTATCTATTCTCTAAATTAAATTGATCTATGTACGGTTGCCATATTTCTACGGCGTTTACTATAACACCAGCCCCTAACCCATCTCTAATTAGATTAAGATAGGTTCCTTGTCCAGCTCCTACATCTAGTACAGTTGTTGGTTTTAATTCAATTATTTTTTGTTGTGCCCACGGCTTGTTTTCTGGATTAGAGTATCCCATTTATTATTTCTCTTTTCTGTTTAGTCTGAAATGTTGATCCAGTTGGTAATAGTGTACATGGAAATTCAGATGATGGCTTTATTGTATAAGTCTTAAATAAATGGTGCTGTCTAAACATGTACCAGTCTAATGGTAAATTAAACATATTAGAATTATCTATCATTTTCCTAGCAGCATCTTTAGTAATTATATAACACAGGCACGACCAGTCTTGATATGCAACACAAATATCGTCTGAACCAAAATCATGTAACTCTCTATATTTTCCAAATTGATCTGCTGGTGAAAATGCATGAAATGCTTCCCATCCTTCTGGAAGCTGAGACATATAGTTAATTATAATTTCCATAAAACCACTGCTATAGGCAATGTCATCTTCCATCAATATCAGATAGTCTGCATCTGACTTTAAGAAGTTATTCCATGCCGTCCAGTTGCTTGCCCAAATTCCAATTTCTCCAAACCGCCAGCCCTGTTCACCATGAAGACTATAACCGTAAGGATCTGGCACAAAGCCTGGATTTAATTCAAGAAATGTGTCATATTGTTCTTTATTAGATATTTTAATGGTTGGGGTAATTAATAATTTTGAATAAGAAGACATGTACTCATTAATGGATTTAACAGCAGAGTCTCTCGACTGATCACCTTCTAAATGAAAAACTTTATGTGTAAACTTCATCTCTTTTTAATTAATCCAAACTGGTCTAGGTATCTCTGTATGGTCATAGCAGAAACATTACATTCTTTTGCTATCTCTGTAACTGTTTTCTTTTGCACAACATATCTTCTA